ATGTTCGTTGAGCTGGTCTATGACAAGCGTAATGTTGATGGTTTGGTTGGCGGCAGAGAGATTATCTTGGCAGAGCTGACGAAGCGAGTGCACCAGATCTTCCCTGATGCCGAAGTGAGGGTGAAGCCGATGCAGGCGAACGGCTTGAATAGCGATGCCAGCAAAAGCGATCGGGAAAAGCTGAACCGCATGCTGGAGGAAATGTTTGAAGACGCAAATATGTGGCTGGTGAATGATTAGCAAAGCCCGTGTTCGCTTCGTGCATACCTTCAACTACGCAGACATGCACCACTACCCATCGTACTTTTCCGATATTGAACGGCACTTCATCTTAGTGGCGTTAAATAATAAGCACTTTTACTACTCACTGTTTTTGCGGTCACTCCAATAGATGCCCTTTTCAGTGCCGCATTAAATGCAACTAACGTTACCGGTCTTGGAGTTGTCTTGGTACGATGTGAATGGCTCTGAAACAAAAACACATCTTCAGGATACTTCTCCCTGCGGGAGTGGAGAATTCTTTTAACTCCTGGCTTAAGAGCAATGCATCTTTCCCTCAGTCCTTTTGTGGCTGAAAGAACAAGAATATCATGGCTCACATCATCAAACTTTGCCCCAAGAAGCTGTCCGGGCTTAGCCTGACTCAGATACAACATTGCCCAGAGATCTGACCATGTATCAGAAATATTCTCAAGATTCCGCTTGATAGCAATAAATTCAACTACGGTAAGCCCCCACACATCTCTCATCATTCCTTTCAGTAGATCCTCTTGTTACATGAAGCTTATGTACAAACAGAATCTTCATGGTTGTAACATTCAATATTCGAATTACCGAACAGTGCCCAGCAACCGTAGCTCATTTTTACATATGGCTGTCCGAAACATCAAACATCCTGCTCTCATACTAAGAATTTTTTGTTCTGAACGTTTGCAGTTCCGTATTGTCTAAATGAAAAGTTCATAAAAAAGGTTCAACATGGCAACGTTTATAATCGCAAGTACCGTAGTTGTTGCTCTTGGCTTGATAGTATTGAGCCTGATCAAAATTGGCATAAGCACATCGAATAACCCGGATGAATTTTAATGTGTTGAAGTTCGTGTAACGTCTTTATTTACTGGGAATTTTTTATATAGAGTACAAACGGCCACATCGTAAATGATCGCCACCTGCTTCCGATCCACTCCGTTTGCGATCAACCTGCCAGCCTGAGCCCATTGCTCAGGTGTCAATTTTGGCCGCCTCCCACCGATTCGCCCTTTCTCACGGGCTGCGGCCAACCCAGCCCGAGTGCGCTCCACTATCAACTCCCTCTCCATTTCAGCCAGAGCTGACATTATGTGGAAAATGAAACGCCCCATTGGGCTGGAAGTGTCGATGCTGTCAGTAAGGCTTTTGAAGTGAATGCCGCGCTGCCGGAGTTCGTCGACCAGCAGTACCAGGTTCCGCATGCTACGACCAAGACGATCCAGCTTCCAGACCACAAGCGTATCGCCCTCATTCAGCGTTCTCAGAAGCTTTTTAAGCGCTGGTCGGTTTGCCACAGTACCGCTCATTTTTTCTTCGAAAATCTGTTCACATCCTGCGCGTTCGAGTGCTTGCTGCTGAAGATCCGTATTTTGGTCATTTGTTGACACCCTTACATAGCCAATTTGCATATTTTCCACCCAGTTATTTCTGCAAAAAAATCAGGTGAAGTTATCGGCATGGCTGCCGCAGGGCAATCTATAAAACGTCGGTTTGGGAAGTAGCGCCACGAAGGACGTTGGAACAGCCGCAGGAAACGTCATGCAGGTAGGCGCATTCAACCTTGGCGCTATCCAGGGGGGCGGTCCAACCCTCGATAATATGGACGGGTTCACGCCTACCGGATTTACCTCACATCAAAATGATGGTCTGACTCAGTTGGGCCTGACATCGAATACAGGACTAACTTCCATCATTCTCAATCGGGGCAACAGGCCAACCAGAATACATCAGGCATACTCTCTACGTCGTACCTGGTTTTCATATTACAGCGGGATCGCATGGGCCTATCACGAAGCTTACACGACTGGTAATACGACAAAATCAAGCGATGGTACTTTGAAGGCGGCGTCCCCTGTCGCCCGTATTGTAAAATCCCGTGAGGACTGCCAGCGTGAGGACATTGATTCTGACGGTTTCAGCTGGTGTGGAGGTGGAACTGCCAATGAAGAAGCTGAAGGGATCAAGATTTCAAGACTGGATGTTGGTGTTTATGTCCTGACTGGTTCAGCGGGACTGGCCTCTGAGGGCTGGCAGTTATTGCCACCAATGGACCCTGGCGGCATGGGGGAACTGGGTGTAGTTGAAGCTGAGCAGACAGAAGGCGGTGGGCTGACGATTCGGCTTTTTAAGCGGAAATACATACTCAACGAAGAAGGCGAAATTGTTAAAACGAAAGGGGCTCCTATAGATGTTCCTGCCAACAGCTGGATCGACGTTCGCCTCGATATGCCTGATGATTCTGCCTTTAATCAGAGGATGAGTCAGGGACTTGAGCCATAGCCGCACGTTGATTCCAGATACTGTTTTGCGGCATCTCTACACGGACACTGACAAACTGATCGGCCGGAATGTCGGCCGGGTCTCCATCCGCGTAACCTTCCCGTGAGTTCCTCGCAAATGCCGGCGCTGTCGGGTATTCCCGGTGGAATGTTTTTACCAGCACTGACCCGTCGGCATTAACCTCATAGTCCAGCCAGATCAGGGCTTGTCCATTGCGATCTTTAGGGATATCAAACCCGCCATCAATCCCACCCCATTCTGCGTCAGAGTTCATACCCATGCAGCCCTCGATCAGATACTCTCCGGTTTTCATGCGAGTTACGGTACAGCCCTCTGATTCATCGTTAGTCTGGTATGCGCCATCAGAAAATACTTTGATCACCGGAGATGCAGCTTTGAGCGTTCCGTCGCTGGCTTTCGTGGTGTTCTGCGTCGAATAAAGGGTGTGCGTCGTGGAGAACCCGACGTTAGCATTACCCTGGATTTTTCCATTGCCCTGACGATACTTCAGTCCCTGAGAGGTTGAGGCAAGCTGCCACGATACATAGCCACCACCAGAAAAATCATGCCAGCCACGTAGCGTCAACATGCCCGTATATGTATCTACTCCACTACCTCCTCCCCATGCATTGCCACCGGACTGAATCCCGAAGGACATACCGAGAGGATATTGGGCTATAGCGTCGTAAGAGGCGAGACTACGATAATCGCGATGACATTGCGCCATTACAGCTGCTCCGTTCAGATACGCGGAACCTGGGGAAAACTGCTCATCAACGTTTCGTGTAGCGCTATTTCCCAAACCGAGGTTTGTGCGAGCGTCAGCGGCATTCGTTGCCCCGGTCCCACCGCCCGAAACTCCAGCCGCCCCATTGCTCCCTTTCTGGACCAGTTTGCCGATCGCCGGAATGGTTACACGAGCGCCGTTGATGGTAACGGTGATGCTCTGGTTTGCTGAGGTGGTGGCGAACGTCTCCCAGGCGCCGATATTTTCGTCATACTCGTTGATGAGCTGAGACATGCTCTGCGCCAGGCCGTCGACCGAGAGACTATCAGTAACAAGAATGCCGTACTTCTGGCCACTGAGGGCCGGAGACGCGGCGGGTGTAATCGTCAGTGACGTCGCACTGTTGATGGCCGTGATCTGAAACATCTGTACCGGGTTAGAAAGAACAAACAACGTCTGGCCAACCCGAATCTGGCTGGCGGGTGCCGTCCAGTTCGTGCCGGTGCCGGTGGCTGTATTTCCGTTAATGGCGATGGTGCCAGTGTTATAAAGCATATTTTCTCCAGGCAATAAAAAACCCCGCCGGAGCGAGGTTGATTAAAAAGACAGTTTATTCAGACGTACATATCGGGGAGAACGGGAAGGTTCAGTGGCGTTACCGTGTCATTACCAAAAATTGCATACCGCTCGCGCCCCAGATATTTCCCACCCTGAACTGAAGCGCTGCCGTTCTGTATTTTTATTCCGAACATTCGATACACGTACATGCCATTAACTTCGTGAGCCATCAGCCCGAATCTGCCCAGCGGAACATACCCGCTGCCGATGCTCACGGCATTTTTTGAAGGCGTCCAGAGCTGATTGAGGTAGACGAAAGGCCGTCTCGTCGTTGAAAACGTGCAGACTCCGGCAGCATTGAAGATATTGAGCCCCGCGCCCGGCTGCGGCGCCACGCCACTGGCGAAAATGACAATATCTATCGTGCCGGTCGTCGGAGCGTCATCATTCGTGGAAGGAGGGCTGAAGAATCTGACCGTGTTGCCATCGAAATCGACTGTGTTACCGCTATTGCAGCGCCCAAAGACGATATATTTGGACTTGTCGTACCCCGCTATCGTGGGAACTGCCCAGCCGCCTGTGGGGACATTGACGGTACCCTTCCAGATACACTGCCCTGACTGCGTGGCATTGGTAATCGCCAGGAAGTCGGTGCTGTCACCAATAAGCAGGCCTTCGCCTTTACGTTGGCCTGGCGGAAATATCTGCCAGATGCTTCCGGGAAACGTGTAAGTACTCTCACGCTCACTGATGCTTACATCCTTCATCGTGGAGTTCTGCGTCACACGGCCACCGGATATGGTGACCGAGTTCATTTTATGAAGCAGCCCTGAATCAAGGTAAGCTGTCGCATGCGGGATAAACAGCACCTGCGCCCCGGAAACATAACCGGCAATATCAGCGTACTTGGCTTTCTGGTAGCCACTGTCAAAGTTGGCTCCAAACGACGGGCACCGCAGGCCCGCCGTTATCTCCATGCGCTTTCCACCATCATTAAGCTCTATCAATAATCCTGTTGGCATTTTATGTCCACGTCCCCAGAACGATCCGACCACCACCGGGAATGTTGACGGTTACACCGTTGCCATTGATCACCGTTGTGTTGCCGGAGCCATTGAAAGAAAAATTACCGTTTGTGGCGTAAATCGAGCCGCGAACGGTCACGTTGTTGAACGTCGCGTAGCCTGATTTGTTGATGTGCCAGCCAACGTTCCCGGTGCCGTCCCAGGTTGTCGACTGAATGTAGCTGCCGATCTTGGCGTTTCCAATCGTCCCGTCTCCAATGACCGTGTCCCGAATTATGGTCTGCCCGTTCTGGATAACGAAAGGAAGCGTAACGGTCGCTCCGGCCTGGTGCGTTACGGCGAAGCGGTCAGCCAGGAAGATAACCTGCGACTGCATGCCGGACGGCGTATTCTCCACGCCTATCCCCATCCCTGCGGCGTAGTACTGGCCGCTGCTGGATAACCCGACCTTGATGCTGTACATCGCCTTCAGGTCCCCGTTGACGTTAGCAATGGCCTGCGCGTTGGTGGTGATCGCTGAAGTATGCCCGTTGACGGTTGCCGTGATGCTGTTTACCTGCGTGGCCATAGCCTGCTGGTAATCGGAGAACGTCTGGTTCAGGCTGTTGATGGATGCCTTGTTGCCGTTCACGTCAGTCTGCAAACTCAGCAGCGAACGCGCCGTTGCCTCCTTCTCGTTGACGATCACCTCATCAATGCGGTCCAGCTGAGCGCTGTTACCGGCGACGGATGCAGACAGCGTTTTGCGCGCGGCCACCTGCGCCAGATTGCCCTGAATAATCGCGATGGCAGAGTTCTTCACTCCTCCCGTCATACCGTCCACAGACACGCTGATGTTATCGATTCGCTGACCCAGCGCGGTATCAGCGGTCGCCACTGTCTGCTCAAGCTCGCTCAGAGAAGAAGACACATTTCCGACCGTACTCGACAGGTTTGTAACGCTGGTCTGAACTTTCCCAATATCCTGGGCGTTTTTGGCGATTTCCTGCGCCTGCTGCTCCAGTTCGTCGTTGGCCTGTTTGATGTCGTTAGCCATGCCAGTAATTTTTTCATTGCTGTCCACCGCGTTCTCGATCAGGTCTTTGAACGTATCGGAACCTTTCATGTCCTCCAGAATGGCATCGGTGATATCGGATACATCAATGCTGGCCTGTCCGCGCACAAAGTCTGTATACCCTGATTCGTTTCCGCTGCGGTCCACCAGCTGCGCGCGGTACCAGAAAACTTGCCCAGCCTTTAGGCCCATCTGCTGATACTTGCGCTGCGGATAGGGTACGTCTGCCAGCAGCATCGCATCGTCTTCCGTCCCGGTCAGACTGTACTGAATTTCCGTCTTCAGCGTGTCGTCGGTGTTCGCCGGGAATCCCCAGCTCAGCTCGATACCGAATACCACATTATCGGAAGCGATGAAGCCGACCGGTTTCGGCGGATTGCCCACTTTACCCGTAAGATTTACTTCTGATGATGTCACCCATACTGATGAAACGTCGCTGGCGTTCACCGCCCTGACACGGACCAGATAGCGACCCGAGTAGATACCCTGCACTTCAAAGCCGAGAGAAGACGTTCGGGGCACACTAATCCAGTTGCCGCTGTCACGCCGCCATTCCGCCTCGTACGCAACTGCACCCTGAACAGAATCCCAGGCAACGCGCATAGTGGTAATCGCAATGTTCTGGTTAACCGTAGAGTAACTGTCTACGACAATATTTCCTGGGGGAGCCTGAACCCCCGGTGGAATGACACTGACTGGCCGCTCGTCCAGTCTTGCGCCGGTATCAACAGCGGAATAGATATCAGGGTTGTAAGTCGTCCCGGTGACCTCGAAAGTGCCGTCGTTGTTGTCCCGCGTTCCCGTAACACGGAAAAGCGCTATAAACAGATCGTCAGAGTCCACACCCCAGTTACATTCAGCCTCCGGCGTTTCGCTGTAGGGTGTGGTGACAGTGACTGTGTTTCCGTTAACGGCCTGGACGGTTCTGGCCTGAGCTGTGCCTGATGGAAGATTCAAAAACAGCCGGTTCCCGGCCTTCACATCAGCGGCGCGATCGAGGGTTATGTTGCGGCCGTTAACCCCACTCACCCTGCCGCCGATAGTTCTTCCGGCCAGCTCGTTAGCAGCCACGCCGATCACCTCCCCGACAGGTGGAACGTCCATGCCCGTGCTGAAGGTCACCACCTCGCCGATACCGTTAGTGAGCAGCGCCCAGCGCCCCCGCCGGTTTGCCTCTGACTGCCTGGTGCAGCCGATCGCAGTCATTTCGAGCTGACGATAATCGAAGCGCATGGCCAGATCGTTATCGTAAACAGGCTCAGGCGTGTCTTTATAGTGGTTGGCAGGGTCTGACCAGTTCACCAGCGCGGCAGTGTTTCGGGTGGTTTCACTCGGATCCGCAAAGGTAAATTTTCCTTCAACAACGCTGGCGTGGTTATAGATGTGCCACACATCCCGTGGCATATCAGCCAGGACATACATCTTATTGTCGCCCCAGTACGTCATGCCGCGAAATATACCCGCCAGATCACGAAGTACAGTCCAGGCGTCATTACGGTCCTGGATATAAACGTTGCAACGAAAACGAGGCTCCGTCCCACTTCCGCCCTTGCCATCTGGTACCAGTTGATCGCAATACTGGGCGATGCGATAAAGCTCCCATTTGTCTATCTGAGTCGCATCAATTCTTTGACCCAGCCCGAAGCGCTCGTTCAGAATGATGTCGTAATAAATCCAGGCAGGATTATCCGTCCATGCCCATTTAAATACGCCCTCCCATGTACCAGAATAAGTGCGGGTTTCGGGATCATAAGTATCAGGTACACGGATGATTCGCCCTTTCGGATTACACACAACCTGAGGAATGCCATTAGGGAACTGCTTTGCGTCAAACTCTACATACAGCAGCGCTGTGTTAACGTAGCGAAGTTTGGCGTCAATAATTTCAGTAACGGCCACAACGCGCATGGTGTCGACGATATTCACGCTCGTGGAATCCGGCGTGATTCTGCGAACCCGCAACTGCCATCCAGTCGAGGCTTTCGGAAGATTGACGCGGTGACTGCGCTCATAAAGCGACGTGGTTTTGTCATCAACAGCACCGTTAACCACCGTTTCATACGGCCCGCCATCGACCGACAGATCGATAGCATACTCTACGCGGGTGCCGACTTTATCGCCGTTGTTTTTCTGGAGTAAAAGAGTTGGCCATCCCAGGCGAATTCGCAGCGCAGAGAGCTGCGTGTTGGATACCGCGCGCACGTACGGCACAGCCTGTTTCAGCTCGTATGAAACCTGAAGTTCGTTTTCAATGCCGGGGAAGCCCTGAATGTAGTCCTGGTCCTGAGTACCGGAACGGAACTCATATTTCACATTATTGAAGTTATAACTTCCGTCGGCGTTCTGAAGAGGCGTGTAGGAAGATGAGTCACCAAGAAAAATGTTTTTACCATCAAGCCCGCCAGCGAACTCACCCTCTCCAAGCGCAATCAGCACCTTTGCCCTTGCAATGGACTGAATGCTGTCCGGTGCTTCAATGGGTGTTCGGGTCTGATTGCTGCCACCTTTACCGCGGCCTTTGATGATTGTCGTCGTCATATCGCGTCCATAAAAAAGCCACCGTCAGGTGGCTTGCAGTACGTGGTTTGGTTTATTGCTGATCTTCTGCATAAACCCCGGCGGATATAATGGCGCCGCCAATTTCCCGTTGCCCATAAAGCAGGGGAACGGGATTGCCAGATGCTGTCGTGTTAACGGGACCACCAAACGCATAGGAGGGTTTGTTATCAGGTTCCTGACGCATTCGCAGACCTGAAACCTGAGGAGAGAGCATCTGCACTACACCACCAACGGCCATAGAACCAGCTGCGGCATATAGTGCCATTTGTGTGCTTGCTGCCCATCCTATTGGGTTCCACCAGGTAAAGGCCGCAATTGCGGCGGCAGTAACAATTTGAAAGAGCCCCGCCCTTTTACTACCGCGTATGACAGGGATAATACGGAGCTCATCACCAGGCCCAAGAAGATCAAACTCTTCCTTGCCTATGTTTATTTGGTTTCGGAAGATGACAAAGTCCAGCCCTTTCGCTCTGGTCTCTCGCAGGTAGGCATCAAATCCGTCAATGGTGTTAGAAAGTGCCCTGAACACTTCGCTGGCCGACGTTAGTGCGCGGCGATGTGTCCTGCCAAATCGCTGAGCCATTGAGCCGCTGAGTTTGATAACGGTTTTTCTTTCCATTACATCAAATCCTTATAACGCAGAATTTTGATGGTACGGTCACGGTAATAGCCACCGTAGGGAATACGCTGGCTTAGCTGGCCATACATGTGATGCAGTAGCATGTTGCCATCAAGCAAAATCCCGGCATGGTTCGGGACGGTGGACTGAACCTGCATGATAACCATGTCACCTGGCTGAGCGGGACCGTCGTACTCACGAAAACCGCATTCCTGCCAGTTGTCCATATAGAGGTTTTCACCCTGCTCCCACCAGTGGCGATCTACGCTGTAGTTGGGCAGTTCAATGCCGTGTTCGATGCGGAAATAGTCCATGATGAGAGACCAGCAGTCTGCATATCCGAGAACAAACTGGCGCCCTGTGAGGGGTCGGTCTCCGCGAGGCATGACGGTGCGAATGTCGCCCTCCGGCCACGATGCAATAATCCACGGCAGTTCCGTGGCATCACACATCAGCATGTCGAGCTCGCTCGGTTGGGTTGTTGCCCCGTCGCCGGGGTGACTGTGGACGATCGCCACCACAGTTCCCTGCTCTTCGGCGGCCGCATAATCCTCATGATTGAGTTCAAATTGCTCAGTCGGCGACTCAGCATTATTTTTGCAGGGGATGTATTTCTCCACCCGCCCCTTCTGAATAACCACGCCACAGCACTCCTCGGGGAAGGATGCGGCGGCATGCGCCAGAATGGCGCTAACTGTTTTGTCGCGCATGATTATCCTCTCAGAAGTGAAGCCCCGGGGAACCCGCCATAATCCAGCTGCTCATTCTCTCCGAAACGAGGTTTGCAGCCCGTTGACAGCAGTCCGGAGCAAACATCCTGTGAAGGATCATCCACCCGGTTGCCGTCTTTATCGAACCAGCCGTTTTGCCCGGCGTAGGTGCAGCCATTCCCGGTTTTGTACCAGCCCCGCATGCACCACGTGCACATTGGCTGAATTTGCCGGGTCGGAATGAGTTGCCCGCGCAGATCGGCTGGACTGGAAAGCTCAAACTCTACGGTTTCATCGTCTGATCCTGATTTACGGTCGATGTAATAAACCTGTTTGCGCTCCTCGTTGGGATTCGCAGTCGGGTTCCCGTCAGGAAAATTTCTTACGTCCAGATAGTGGGCGAAGGTGTCATGGATGATCACCTTTGCTTTAGCCATCCCCTGAAATCTTCGGCACAGCGCGCCAATCGTGCCGCTGATGTTTGCAACGGTGAGAGACGGCCGTGAACTCTGGCCGTCACTGCTGACAGATATGCCGGTCAGTTCATACGGCCACGCGCCATACTCCTGCCCCTGCCACCACACCGACTTCGGCTCAAGTTTTGACTCGTCGCCGCCTGCGGCGATGATTTCCGCCTCGGTATGGGGGATTGTCTCGTTGTGAAAGCGAAGAATACCCGCACCGAACGCTGAGCCGTCCACCTCGATCAGGCGGACGCGCTTACCCGGTTCCAGTTTCTGGACATCAGATGAAATACTCATGGATGGTATGCCTGTATGAATGTGCTGCTGAGGGTGTATTTTTTGTTGCCGTGGGTAGATATCTGGAAGGATTCCGCGCGCCATAAACCTGAAGGCTCAAGCGGCGGCTTCCAGATAAATGACTTCCACCCTGTATGTCTGTTCAGAAAGTTTTTAATGGCCTGAATGTAAGCCTCGTCGCCGGTAAAGCTCACGCTCCACTGAGGTGTTACCGGGTTGATGCCGTCCCCGGCCACCTGTGTATAGCCATCGCCAAACTGCGCCTTTCGGGTACGAAAACTTGTATCAACCTGAGAGGCAACCTTTGGGCACCAGCTGAAGGTTTCGACTGCCATGGTTAAACTCCCTTGATTAATCGCCACAGAGGCGAGCCCGGCATGCTGGCCTGTTCGTTAATGACACCAGTGATGGCATCCTTAAGCTGCCTGCCTGCTGCTCCGGCAGTACCCTGACTGGACGCCTGTGGAGAACCGCCCTGAATATTGATATCGCCGAAGTTAACTGAAGGCACGCCGCCAGAGACCTGCGGCATCCCTACTGCGCGAACAGCAAGATCACCATTAGGTGCCCGCGTAAGCGGCATAATGGCTTCCGGACCAGCCTCGGCAAAAACCCCTGCGCCTTTGGCAAAAGCAAACAGCTGAGGCGTCTGAAAAACGCCATTGCTGTAAGCGCTCAGGGACGGAGAGTCGTAAACATTACCCTTCGCATTAAATGTGAAGTTCGCGCCAGCATTCTGAATAGCGGTACCGCTGCTGGCGGTTGCGGCTGACGAGGCACCAAAACTGAACAGTGATCCAATTGAGCTGACACCATTAGCAACAGCCATGTTCACCAGAACGTTCTGGATAATCTTCAGTACGCTCACGCCCCAGTCCTTCCAGCTGTCAACGTTGCCATTAAGCATGTCGGTGATCGTGGTGACCGCCCCCCCCATGGCCTGCTTCATGCCGTCAGCGGCCATGGAAGAATAGTCAGTAGCTTCGTCCACCCAGTTCGCATAACCCTCAGACAGTCCCGTCATCCAGTCGTCACGCTGCGCATCAGAAGCAGTGTAATATCCCTCCTGGTCGCGCAGGCGCTCTTCTAGGTAGCGCTTATTAAGTGCCAGCCCCTGCTGATAGAACGTCTCGTCGATTTCACCAGCCTGACGCTGGCGGAGAAGATCGGTATTCTTCTGCTCAAACTCCTTACGCAGATTGAACTGCTCCTGAAGTCTTTCACGGAACCTGGTTCCCTGCCCGTAGCCCAGCAGTTGCGCTTCATTGGCTGCGCGGGCGCTGGCGTTACTGTCAGCAAGGTTGGCTTCGTAATTTCGCAGTTGCTCACGCAATTTAACCTGGTCAATCAGCGCAGCATTCTGCAATACCGTCTTTTTCTGGGCTTCTGTCAGAGAAGCAAGTTCGCCCTGGCTGACCTGGTATTTAACCTTCGCCAGTTCAGTATTCTGGCCTTGCAGGGCAATCTGCTCTTTTTGCTGCTTGATAAGGCGCTTATACACATCCTCGGTTTTCTCGCCTTCGGTTTTACCGCCCTTCGCCTTAGGTTTGTTGGCCTCATTATTCCGCCATTCAGCAAGACCGTTATTAATAAACTCCTGACGGCCTGTCTGGAATTGCGGATCACTGGTTAACCCCAGGTCATCGGCTGCATAACTCAGTCGCAGGCGCTCTTTTGCTTCACCCTTCCGGCGTGACAACTCCAGATCCCGGCGGCTCTTTTCGAGGGCATCGGTTTGCTTTTTGTCGAGGTCGGCCTGAGGAAGTCTGAGCGGGACGTTAGCCAGCCCTTGCCGGGCCATTAATAGCTGATTTCCCAGACCCAGCAGACGGTTAAATTCAGTATGCTGACCATTCATCATGATCATCGATTGATATACCGCATTCTGTCGCCAGGCTTGTTCGCGTATTAAATCATTACGACGCCGCTCAATTTCTTCGAGAGCCTGCTGAATGCCGCGAGATTTATCTCGCATGTCATTCAATTTTCCCTCTTCAACAGCGAGTTGATCCGTAACAATAGCTATTGCTTTAAGGATATTTGCATCGTTCTCGCTGGTAATGCCCGGTTTTCCACGCGATGCATTCAAATCGTCGATCTGGTTCTTCAGCTCACCAACCTTTTTGGCTTGCTCATCAACCAAACGATTTTGTTCAACGAGAGCCTCAACGGTTTGCCCACGATTTTCATCCGTCTCGGTCAGAGACATTTGTGAGGTTTTTTGCCTAATTTCATCAATCTGACCAGCATACTCCTGGGCGGAACGACGTGCCTGCTCCTGATTCTGATACATCGTGTACCAGGCACCGGCCCCCAGCATCAACAGCCCAGGCAACCCGCCGACAAGACCCAGCAGGCCTGTAGCGCCTGTTTTTACAAGCCCCAGCACTGATGTTGCAGAGTTTAGTGCCTGCTGAGAGGCTGCAACGGCTCTGTTTGACTGTACCAGTGCCGCATTTGCTGTAATCATTGCCCGGCGCTTGGATATGGCATTTTGAGTGGCAGTAGCCTCAGCATTAGTATTCTTTGCCAGCACAAGTTCTGACTGGGCAAGCTGGTAAGCCCGCTCAGCAGCAATAGCATCGGCAGCGGCCTTGCGCTGTGATTGTGTGGCTGTACTTGCCCTTGCGGCGGCGAGCGCTATTTCATTTTTCCTCGCTTCAACCAACTGCGCCGTCTGGCTTCCAAGATCGCCAATCATGCCGCCAATAAATCTTGAACCTCCGATGGCCGCCAGCACGCCAGCAGCAGAGGCAACGGTATTGATATTATCTGAAATCGCATTCAATGCCCCGGTTAGCGCGCTTGTCGCCCCAGTGGCTTCATTTGCACCACCTACCCACGCCAGAAATGCGTTTTCAATTTTGGTCGTTGCTGATGCAACGGTCTGTGGCATCGCGCTATATTCATCCTGTAACGCCCCAAGCTGGCTGATTAAAGCCGGAACAACTTTATCGGCGGTAAGTTGTCCCTGATCGGCCATAGCCTTTAAGTCTTTCCTGGCGACACCCATGCCGGATGCCAGTGCACGAATAACGCGATCACCGTTTTCATTGACGGAGTTAAATTCCTCGCCTCGAAGAACACCCTGTGCTAACGCCTGACTAAACTGTGTGATTACTGAGCTGGCTTCAGACGTGCTTGCGCCTGACAGCTTAAGTCCTGTCGATATAGCTTCGGTTACTTTCAGAACCTCTTCTGAACTGTAGCCATACTCACGCATGGAGGCGGCTGAACGGGCAAACAGGCTGGCGTTATCTGAAAATGCGGTTCCGGTTCGCTGGCTAATATCCATCAGTGCACGCTGTGACTCTTTGAAGTCATCGGAGGATTTTGATGCCTGCTTTAACCGGGCGTTAACTGAACTCCACTCATCAGCCAAAGAAATAAGGTGCCCGGTGGCATATGCTCCTGCAAATGCCCCAGCAAGACCAACAGCAGACGCCTTTGCAGAATTAAGCTGCCCCGTTAAATCAGCTAAAGCCCTCTGAGTTTCTCTTGACGCTGCCGCTGCCTGGCGGCCACCATTTTGCATGGTTCGGTAATAATCCTGCCCCATGCGTGAGGCGCGGGAAATTTCCGACTGGAACGATTGGGAGTTAGCAGAGATTTTGATTATCAGTTCGCGAAGAGTTGCCATGCTTTCACCAAATAAAAAAGCTCGCACACAGCGAGCTTCGTATTGAATAAAATTGCCCTACCTGCAAAGCGTCTTATAGACCTCAAGAAATGCCTTGTCGTCCTCTTTAATCACCACTGCTGAACCATTACTTGTTAATTTCCCATCGATAATCTCGACATAGACGTAAAATTTATTACGATAACTTGTGCCATCATTATTTTTTTTGTAAGTCACATCACCACAAACGTATGCTGCATTATCACCATACTTAAAATATTCAGCGTTAAACTTAGCATCATCTGGGTTATTTAATTTCTCTCTGACGATGTTTTCGCCATTTTTAATAAAATCATTTTTCTCAGGCTTACACGCGCTGATAAAAAACAAACACATGACGGCTATAATTAACTTTTTCATTTTTGCACCTTGATTGCATTATTCATGCTAATGCTAAACCCAGGTACTAGATTTGTCACTGAGTTGCAGCTGTAAGTGCCGCCTCAAGCCCTGCAAACGGGTCCTTCGGTTCTGATTGCTCATCGCCACCCCATCGCAGGATCGCATCGTCCAGCGGTACTTTTGCCCCCTGCGAACCGTAGATGGCAGAGACGAGCTGGGCTGCCTGAATGTCGCCACGGATATCGCCAACCGGACTTTGCCTGTCGAACTCAATCCACATCAGAAGCTCGCTTGCAGTCATGCTCTGCCGTAGTTCTGAAAGCGTGCGCCCCATCCGGAGCGCAAGCGACATCAGAAACTTTACGCCGGGGGTTGAGACTTTTCCCGCGCTTCGTCCGCGTTGTTGATCAGGTCAAGCGCCTGCTTGAGCAGGCGTGAATGGACGGGGCCGTAGATTTCACGCACCTGCTCTTCTTCGTCTACGCTGAATACCGGTTGCTTATCGGTGTCGCACAGGACGTCAATGAAGAGCACCACGTCAGCGCAAAGATTACGGTGTGCCTTTTCCGATACCGACACATTTTCATCATCAGCACCCGCTTTCACCACCTCCTGCCAGCGCAGCCAGGCTTCTCCAGACGGCTCACGGAGAACCACTTTGACGCCTTCCCACTCAGGAACGGCGACCGTCTTATGACGAAATCCCGACATCTTAGCCAGGGCGAGATTTTTAATATTCTTCATGCGACCTCTCAGGAGCCAGACTCGATGTTTTCAGGCTTACCTTTCAGGCGCAGGGAGAACGTTGCCGCCACTACGCCGTTGGTACCTGAAGACCAGGTGTGCTGGCGTATTTCAGCCAGGAACTTAAAGCCCTTGCCGGACGGGAAGATAACCTGGAAAGCGTAGGTCGTATCGTTGTCATAGGCCTCACGCAAGGCGTCCTGCGCCGGATTCTTGTAGAAGTTGCCGGACAGAGAGATTTCTGACGGAGAAGGCAGGCCGTTGATGTTCTCCTGCTCGGTAGAGCAAAGTGTTGTTACGTCGATATCCTGCTTCTGACCACCGGTGAACTGAATTTCTTTGATGGTGCAACTCAGATCGAGGAAGGTTGCGGAATCCATCGTTTCTTTGGTGGCTGGCAGGGAGGAAATAAGGATCTTCGTCAGCTGCGATTTTTCATAAAGTGCAGACATAGCTGTCTCCTGGAAAAAGAAAACCCGCCATCAGGCGGGTTCGTTGGGTGAATTAATTGTCAGGGGGTAACTTTAAAATCCAGGGTGACACGGTAGAGCCGATAATCTGGCTCGTACCCGGGGATTTTTACCACCTCTGTAGGGGTTAACGGCTCAAGCGAAGCGAGCACCAAATCTCTCAGGGATCGTGATTCAGCGATCGAAGTGGAATACACATCGACCTGAACGGAAACCCTGCTCTCTGCCTGGCCACACAGTACGTCAGCGGAAACATCATCGACGATGGAAAAGATAATCCAGGGTGGAGAGACAGACGGTTTCCCGTCACTACCTAATGGCGCAACATAGGGGTATACCCGTCCTTCTGCCAGGGAAGAAAGCAAGGCGTAGATATTATCTTCATTCACTTGCTCAATACCTCATCAATAGCCTGATTCATCCTGGCAATGGCGACGCTGGCGGCCTCTTCCTCGCGAGTATCGTAAGCGGGTCGCACAAACGGATGTGCAGGCATGTTCGCGGTGCCCAGCTCAACGAATCGCCAGTAAAAGGCGTTTCTCGGGTTATTCGCCTTCATCGTGTTATCGCTGTTTCCGGTGCGCAGGTTAACGCCACGAATATGGACGCCGGAAGAAATCTCCCCGCGGCGGCGGCTTTTTTGGGTCACCACCACCACGTTTTTTTTCAGTTTCCCGGTGCGCACTGGTGCGCGTGCGATTACTTCTTCCTTAAGCACTTCGGCACCGGCGCGCGTAGCATCACGCAGAACCTTGTTGTTTTCAGCGCGGCTAAGCGCCTCCAGATCCTTTGCGATGTCATTTAACCCGGAAAAATCGAGGCTCGTGTCTATCATTTTTCGATCCCCTGCTTACAAAGAATTTCGAGCTGAATACCACGAGAATCAGGGATTGGCGGACCAATGATATTCAAAATGGCCCCCTTGAGCGGGCCAGTCATAACCCTGAGTCTGGACGCAGCAGTTATATCGCTACGAAATCGTGTCCATACCCTGATGGTGGCGACTGCGGTTTCAGCACCAGCGGCTACCAGCTCTCGCCCACTGATACCTTTTACTTCTGCCCAGGTTTCTGCACCGTCATGCCACGTTTCAACAGGCTGACCAGAAGGATCTCGCGATGTTGTGATGTTCTGAATTACCACCCTGTCTCTCAGTCTTCCGGCCTGCATAACCCCTCCTACACTCCGTAAATTCGGTATGGCTGAAGCAGGGCTTCAGCTGCAAGCGGGACCTCTGCAACGGTTTGCCCGATGGACACGGATTCCCGGTTTGCATACCAGTGACCGATAAGCAGCAACATGGCTGCCTTAACATCATCATTGAGCAGTATCGAGTCCGGGTCGTCAGCGTAGCCAGGGCTGCTTTCCTTTTCATAGAGCGTTCGGCGTGTCCATGTCTGGACGTACCGGGCCGCTGCACCTGTGTAAATCTCCAGCAGAGCATCATCACCCGTAAAGTCGGTATCAATGCGGCAATGCTGTTTCACCACATTCTGATCAAGCATTTGTTTGCCCCGAAAAAAGCGGCCCGAAGGCCGCAATAGTTATCAGCTACCCGCGCCGGTGCTGAATGAACCGTACACGAACGCTTCAGGGCGTTTCACAGCCAGCGCCAGACGTTCTTCGCAACGGATGGTGATCATGTTTTTCTCGAAGTCATCGGCGTTCTCCGTGGAGATAACCACGTTCGCATCTTCGCGGTCGAAGATTTGCGCGCCAGCGTTAAATGCACCGGTCAGGAATTTACCCTGGAAAGCTGCCGCTTCCGTTGCAACAACCGGCAGACCCCACAGAGTCGGACCAGTCAGCGCCGCAGGGTTCGCCAGAATGTAACGACCCAGGCTGTCTTTGGTCAGCTCGATCCGCGCCCAGTCAATGAAGTGAAGAACATGACCAGACGCCGGGAAGCGTGCCAGCTGTGCCTGCAACATTGCCAGACGCAGATCGTCAATCCCGCTCTGCTGTTCGACAGTGAACGCCGGATTGAACGCTGACGCCTGAGGAACGATGCCGTGCAGATGAACGCCGGTACCATCACCGAAGAGAATTTCCTGCTCTTCTGCATACTTCAGTCCGTAGCGCATTTCGGCATCAACGGTGGACTGCAACTGTGCGAAGTCATCCAGGATCTGCTTTGAGGCTTTGAACAGGTGCGCGATGGTGCTGACGCCAGTGATTTTCGGCGTGAACTCAATTTCGCTGTATGGTTTCTGCGTATTTTCAGGAACCACTTTCGCGTTATTGGTAAAGCCTGTCTGCTGCACCCAGAAAATAGCTGAGGAGGACGTACGGCCTGGAGCAATCAGATCGCGGATGAACAGGCGCTGTTTCGGCGCCGTATCAATACCCGGCAGGCGCTGTGGCTCCACAACACCATCAGGCACATCCACCGAAGTCAGGGCGGCCTTAACCGGAATGCTGATGCGCTTACCGCCTTCCACGCTGGAAGCAAAGGTTTTCAGGGCTTCAGCGGAGATCACCTGGTGGCCAACGGACTCGACAACCTGTTTTGCGTTTGCCAGCGGCATCTGGGCAACATGTTGCTCCAGTTCGCCCATTGCGGCCTTCAGGGTTTTTTCAGCTTCACGCAGCGCATTGAACTCAGAAGCCATTTTATCAACGGCAGCTTTTGTTTCTTCTGACAGCCTGCCTGACTTCTGCGCCTCTTTGAGTGCGTCTTCTGCTTTCGCGTTGAATTTGCCGGTTGCCTCTTCAATGCTGGCAGTGACTTTTTTCAGAATTTCGTTTACTTCAGACATAAAGGGTCCTTATTTGACTAACGCCGCAAGAGCGCTTTCAAGTGAATTGAGGGTTTCAGGTTTGATATCTTCGGCAGCGCCCGGCGTACCGTCGTTGGTGGTGACAGCGCCAGGCATGCCACCGGATAAGGCTTTAATGAGTTTTCTGCGCTCAGAGCGCGGGGTGTTGGTTTTAGCCAGCAGCGCATCAAGTTTGCGAAGCGCGGCCGCGGGTGATTCATCGCCATCACTGACCGCATCCGCAGAAAGCAGGCTGTCTGCCAGCCCCTTCGCCACAGCGTCACTGCCACCGATATAACTCTCGGCATCCATCAGTTTCTGAACAGCTGCCATATCAAGGCCGGAACGCGCCGCGTAGATGTCTGCCATAGCGTTATCGAAGGGCTCCAGAGACTGTGCCAGTTCCGCAAAGTCATGGCGGTTACCCATCGCGTAGACCCAGCAGTTGTGGATCATCAGGAAGGCACCACGACCGATCTGAATATCATCCCCGGCCATCGCAATGACTGAGGCGGCGCTGGCGGCAATACCGAGCACCTTCACCGTCACACGGCCTTCGTATTCTCGCAAAAGGTTGTAGATTGCCAGGCCTTCGAACATGTCACCGCCAGGGGAGTTGATATTGACCGTGACGTCGGCTCCATTCATCGCCCGTAGCGCACCGGCGATACGTTTGGCTGTTACGCCTTCACCCCAGTAGTCCTGCCCGATCACATCAAAAACAGAAATACTGTTATCGTCGGTGGCCGCAGCTTTGATCCCGCCATCCCAGCGTTCCATGGCGGAGGGTAAAGTTTCACAGGTAACGCGCGCGCAGGGGCGACCCGCCGGTGCTACCGGAAGTTGTTTTTTGCTCATCAGGAAAGTGCTCCTAAGCGGCCTGTTTCAGCGGAGATTGTTCAAAGGAAATGTCAGGGAATATGTGGTTATGCAGTTCTCTCAGGGCCAGAGCCTGCACAGCAGGATTGCTGCTTTCGAGATTTTTCAGTTGCGTCAGGTTGAGCTGAACGGTGTAAATGTCACCCCCTTCAATCGGTGGCATATTCTCAAGACGGCGCACGTCATTGCGGGACATCCACCCATTCTGGAGCGCGCTGGTATAGTAAGCAGCACGGCCCGCGCTGTCGGCGCGCAGCAGTCCTTCTACGGAGAACTCCGCGAACACCTCATCATCGCTGTCCAGGAGGCACCGTCCAATTTCCTGTTCGATGTTCACCAGCAAAGGTCGCAGGGTGTGCGTCAGGAAAAGAAGGTTCATACCCTCCAGACTCGAAGCCCAGCTGCTCTGCTTTGTCGTATGCCCAACCATATAGGGCGGAACGCGGAACCAGCGGCAGATTTCCTCAATGCTGAATGAACGGCTTTCAAGAAGTTGCGCAGCCTCCGGGTTCATTGTGACGTTCTGGTAAGTTAATTTATTTTCCAGAACCATCAGCTTTCCGGCATTTTTTGAACCGATAAATGACTGAAGGTTCTGGCGCAGTCGATCGCGCTGCTCCTTCGTCAGTGCATTTTCAGAGGACAAAAATCCGGTGCTCTGAAGGCCATTCTCGAAAATTTTTGCTGCCGCTTCATCCACCGACATAGCAGCGCCAAATACATCAACGCCCGCCATCGTTGGCATCATCCCACAAACACCATCCAGCCCGAATCCGCGAATGTGCATCATGTTTTTAACTGGAATGATGCGTTCGTTTCCGTTTTCAGTGTATTTGTATTCCAGCGCTCCGGTAGTGAGACGTTTAACCACCATGTTCTGCGGCAACAAAGGCACCAGCGAAACCAGGCGGTTTGCGATGAACTTCTTCTCAATGAAGGCATTCCCGCGAAGACAAATACTGGCTACTACCATCAACATAAAGCGGGATGGCGTCATTTCTGAGTTAGGGCGACGGCACAGCACCGAATAGGCCGGGTGATCGGTCGCAGCCTTTCGAGACCCGTCAGGCTGGCGCACGTATATTTTCAGTGGGAGTGTTGAAATGGACTCACTCAACAGCCTGACACAAGCCCAGACAGCAGAGAGCTTTATCGCTTTATCAGCGGTAACAACCTTTCCGCTGCTACTGGTGCCATACCATTCACGCCAGAATTCACCTGTCGTGAGACTGATTGGTACTCCCAGCCAGTTTAACAGGGCGCTTTTTACACGCCCGGGTTGTTTATTCTTAGCCATCAGATACCCACTATGATCGGTTCGTCAAAAAATCCATCGACATCGCCCTCATCCCCAACATCCCCTTCAGATGCACCAATAGCCATAGCAGATGCCACTACGCCATCAATACGGCCGGTACTCTTTTTCTTGGCAAAGATCCGGTTTTCTTTCTGATCGGCTTCGGTTACTGCTGATGCAGCATTCCAGCGCAGGCAGGGATTGGTTTTGATGATGATGTCGCCGTCATCCAGCCGCTGTTCGAACAGCTCAATAGAGTGCGGCATCCATAACCCTGACTCCTGGGCTTTGTAGTACCCTTGCCCGTGAGGGATCAAAGGCACTGATACGTTGGCATCTTCCAGTTCAGGTTCAAGATATTTGATTCGATACTGGTCAAAGGCTATCGCCTTGATAAAAAACATCTGAGAAAGGTCAGCTATACGTTCAGCAACGAATCCGTACTTAACCGCTTTCCCTGGCGTGGTATGAATGTATCCATCCCGCTCCCACGCGTCATAAGGAACCCGATCCGTTTTAGCCCGATCAAGCAACGTGTCTTTCGGTGTCCAGAACTCCACCAGCAGTTTTCTTTTTTTCGGGAAAAACAGCGCCAGCGCGGTAAGGTCCCGGCTTCCAGAAAGGTCAAGGCCGCCATAACATTCCTCACCCTGCAATTCATGCAGGTCGAAGTCCTCTTCACACCCCATCCACACATCGCTGCTCATCCAGGGATTATCGGCGTCTACCCACTGACAGAAGTTGAGGCGGCGAACGATACTCTCTTTCGACGGCATGCCACGTGCCTGAGTGACCTGCTCCCTCAGATAACGGTCTGTGAAGGTGTGACCAAGCGACGGGTTAGCTTTCTTCCAGCAGGTCTCGTCCTTAAACGGGTCCTCCCCTTCATCAAGCGAGCAGATGAACGAAAAGAAACTGTCATCCTCGATCGAACCTTCTGCTACCTTGCGCCCGTACTCGTGGTAGTCATAACAGACGCTGGTTTTATCGTGGCCGCTGTTGGTGATCATGAAAATCAGCGCCTGCCGACGTCCTTTCGTACCGGCGCGCATCATCTCAACGACCTGGTTGTTCTTATGCTCGTGAATTTCGTCAATCAGTGCACAATGCGGACGCGGACCTGACTGTCCATCATCAGAACTGATGGGTCTGAAGAAAGACCCCGTCTGAAGGAAAGCCAAGTTCCACTCCTTCCCGGCTCCGCCTGATTTATTAATCCGCTGCGCCAGCGCTGGTGACTGATCAACCATCGCCACCGCGTCCCTAAACAGGATCATGGCCTGGTCTTTTTTCGTGGCCGCGGCATATACCTCAGCACGTGGTTCTTTATCAGCTGTCAGGCAGTAGAGCCCTACTCCGCCAGCCAGCGGTGATTTCCCCGAACCTTTACCCGATTCGACATACACCATGCGAAAACGACGGTAGTTTTCAGAGTTTTTCCACCCAAATATCGAACCAACAATGAAACACTGCCAGGGCAGGAGGATAAAGGGATTACCTTCATGCTCGCCGCCGTTGAGCTTCAGCACTTTCGCGAAAAAGTCGATGGCGCGCTGCGCAGCTTCGGTATCCCAAAACAGCCCCCGGGCATGACATGATTCAAGGTCCTTAAGGTGTCGTTTACAGGCATTTCTTATATCCGGCCCGGCGATTTCCTTACCCGAAACTACATCCATGGCGTATCGCGTTGCGGGATCAACCGAAGAACTGGTTGAACGGGTCTTCTTCTTTTTCTCCACCATCCACTTTCACCTTCGTTCTGGCGGCCGGAGTGAGACCGAATTCAACCAGGTAGCTTTTAAATCGACGATCAGCGTCGGCAAGCATGGCAACCGCCGGGTTTGCTTTAATCAAAAAACCGCCCTCTGTCTTCACTGTGTACGTTCGCCCTTCATCGGCAATCGTCAGACGCAGTTGCAGAATGTCGGCGTAAATATCACAAAGACGTTCGAGCGCCAGCGTATCGGCAATGGTCAGAATTCCCATGCCGTCGAGTAGCACGGTTAGCTTTCCCCAGGCTACCTTTCCCCAGTCAGAGAGATGCTCGGGTGGACTCGGGATTTCTCGCGCCGGTGTGGGCTCTTTGTCGTTGAGTTTGCGTTTGCCCGGGTTGCCGGTTACCACTTTCAGGTGGGTCGGTTTCGGGCGTCGTCCTGCCATCGGAACCTCCCGGAAAAAAACTTTTCATTTCGCGGTTGTGCACAAAAAGGATGGGCGGCGGTCATTCAGGGCCTCGGTCCTGAACTTTTACCCCACCCTTCCCCTGCTCACTCACGAATGAGAAATGTTATCGTTTGAACCAGTGTGAAGAAGGATCAAGAGGAAGGCCGCTTTCATCACAGCCGATGATAGTGCCGCGCTTCTCCATCCTCTGCTTCGTTGAGTCATGATGCTGCTTGCACAGTCCCTGCCAGTTACTGCGGCTCCAGAAGAGCTTCTGGGCTTTGCTTATGGCATCCGCATCACCAGATCGAAGAGCCTCTTTCAGTTTGTGCGGAATGATGTGGTCAACAACCGTTGCTGCCGCCACCCTTCCCTGATCCCGGCACATAACACAGAGAGGATGTGCGCGAAGGAACACCAGACGCTCTCTGTCCCATTTGCTGCCATAGATACGCGGTTCTTTATTCACGCCAGCCTCCACGCCCGGCGGCGTTCTGTACGTGGCGCTGAGTCAGGGTGACGCTCAACAGGCTCACCATCAGCATGATCCACCAGCGAGTAACACGGATAGATCACTGAGCCACCCCATGCATCACCCACAGCGTAATCGGCGGGCTTGCTGTTATCCCAGCGGGATAGCACGCGCTGCACATGCTTAGGCGGGACGCTATAGCAAACGCCATGAATGAGTCTCGACAGCGTGATGTAATCAGCGCGTGTCTTATCAGCCACGATTAGCCGCTCAGCAATCTGCATTTGATACTGTGGAGGCCGCCCGGTACCGAGATAAAAGCTCAGCATGTCGTCAGGGAAACGAGCCAGCCAGTCAGTTACCTTTTCGGTGAATCCATGTACCGGCAGCGCGTCATCCTCAATTACGACAACCCGGCATGTTTGTTCTGCTGCCCACTCAAGCGCGCGGCGATGATTCCAGTTCGCGCCGTGGTTATCGTCATCAACCAGCAGATGAGCATGCAGCAGTGCAGCAAGACGTTGTGCAGGCCCTAAGCGGGTATGATGGCCGACCACCACAAACTTAATCTCTTCAGCCACCAGCGAATCTCCAATAAAAAAGCCGCACGATGGCGGCTACTGTCTGAATATCAGGGTGTTGCTCCGCTTTAACCCTGGTTAAGGTAAGCATTCAGCCCGTCAGTGGTGGGACACTGGCGCACTCTGTCGCGGGGGGATAGCTGATTACCTCCGATAAGGAAAATACCCATGAGCTCCATGTCAGAACTGGAAAAAGCAGTTGCAGATTTACAACGTGAATTAAAGATTGAAAAAGCCACCAATAAACTGGTTTTTTCTTTGATTATTGAAGCTGTTAACAAGCTGTCACCAAAACAGAATGTTGGGGACGTTCTGATGGATGTACTGAAGGAGGTTACACCGCCTGAAATTTCATCTGCCCCAGATGCTCACGAAGCGATTAAGAGAGTTGAGAAAATAATTCAGAAGAAGCAATCGCGTTCGTAACTTCCTGAATTAAATCGTCGGCGGCTCGGTGCTGAGCCGCATTCACAATCTGATCGATTACAGTTTTCGCGTGAGTTTCAGCGCGCTGCTTGTAACCTTCAAGAGTAAAGTCTGCTGTAATGTCTTCACGATAAGGTACAGTCAGCATTGTCTTCTTATCGAGTTGTACTTTGACGTCACCGCCAATAGCCTCAACCGTTTTACAGTCCAGTCCCTCCGCTGAAGAGTAACCGTTTATTTTTAAGCTAAACGATTTTTGAGTCGGAAACTCAACCTCATATGAAATCATAAGAACTCCTGTTATTTATGGCGCCAGAAAGCGAACTCTTTACCGACTCCATCGGACTTAAAAATAGTGTGGATGCGCGGGCCGGTTACTATCCGATCGCCGAAAGACTTCGCCACAATGCCGAACGCCAGCATGTCCCCCACCGCGGTGCCAGCCTGTTCTTTCTTCCAGAAACGATAACTCTCGATCCGGTAGTAAAGACGGATGATGCCGTGAGCAAACGCCATCACATCAGCGCGGGTACCACCCAGCAGCCCGGCGTTGAGCATCACATCGTTCCGATGTTCTTCAATGAACTCCTGATAGATGCGCTCCGGATGATTCTGCTTTGCCCAGGTATCGGCGTAGGTCTTTGGCTCAGAGCCAACGTAAATTTTGCCGGGCTCCATTTCTCCCCACGGCGCGCGTAGCATTTCGACATCGGTACCATCGGTACACCAGACGAACCGGTATTCAGGGTGCTCTCGCAGGTGCTGCCAGATGTGCAACCAGCGACGAAAGTAGACATTCATCTTCACGTCAGGAACGCGACATAGCTCAACATCTGCCGGGGCCGTCAGTAATTCATCCACCAGCGCTATACGACCACACTGGCGAAGTGATGAGGCCCATTTGCTCAGCAGGTCAGGCGAGGCCGCCATTTTTGTGCCGCGCTGCGGGTCAGGCTGACTGGTAAGCAGCGTTGTGATAACCACATCGCGCTGCTGGCGGTATTCAACGTAACCGGTAAACCCGGCATCACGCCGTTCGTTGTGGATCTTCACGTTACGTTCCACCAGCGCCTGTCGGTCGGGACGCGGTACCGAACGCTCTACGGCTTCATGCTCATCGAGAGAATGGATCAGCTTTTCTGAACCGACCACATCACCGTAAGCCCACGTCGTCAGGCCAGCGTTATGGATACGTAGCGCGAGGTCACTGTGTTCGTACATGCCGCGACCGTAAACGGGATCGAAACCGCCAACCTTCTCTATGGCGCTGCGGTGGTAATACAGCATCACGCCGCGCTGTCCGGTGTAAGCAATGTGCTTATCATCCCGGTACAGGACCGCCATATCCTTCAGCTTATTCGTTCCTGCCAGATCGAGAAACTGGTAAGCAAGGTGCGGTTCGGGTGATTCGATGTATGGCAGGTGCCAGTTATCAGCAATCGGAAAGGCATCGTCGTCCCACAAAAAAAGGTGTTCACACCCGGCGTCCATAAGCGTGGTTAAACTGGCGTTCTTCGATGCAACAATGCCGAGTGATGTTTCATGGCGAAGCAGCTGCACGCCGTCAGGTACTTCTGCGGCAGGTTTAGAGCCATCGTCGATAACCACCACCAGCGCCCCGGCGGGCAGATATTTAATGTGCTGCTCAATGGTGCGCTTTAAAACGTCTGACCGGTTGTGGGTAGTGATGGCAATGCCAATCCGTGACGCTGAAGCGCAGGCAGGCACAAACGGGACACCATCAATAGTGACCTGCATAATTTCTCCATCGGGGTTATTGACGCTGGATGATTACTCGCCCGTAAAACGATTGCCGCTTTACTTCGCCGTTCTCTGCCGTCATGTAACCGCGATTATCCAGCACGGCAGCAATCACCTCGCCTTTTTCATCATCAGCAGTGAAGACGTACTTAACTTCAACGCCATCGATATAGACTTTATATCGTTCCCGAGCGAGATTAATTTTCCGCCCCGGATCGTCATCCAATACGGTGATACGCATACATCCTCCCCGTCAGAATCCACGCTTCAAGGAAGTCCAGATAGTGCCACCCGGCTGAAGATTCTTTTTCAGTTCCGCAGATACAACATCTGAAATCGCTTTTTCCATTTCAGGGGATAGCTTCACACTGGTCTTAATTTCGGGACCGATGCCAACATTTATGGCATACCCTTTTCGAGGATCCGTTTCAGTACGGCTCAACTGAACTTTCGGGATAACTGCATCCTTGATAAATACCTGTCCGCCCTTAACGGCAAATGGAGATAAATCAGCGAGCCCCTTGCCAAATTCCTTCGTCAGACGTCTGTGCTTGATGTGTTCAATAGCATCGCGAATTTCATCTGGCGTATAGCCTCCTTCAATAGCTACCCAGCGATCAGCCAAGAAAACCACCGCTGTTTTATCTGCTGGAAATCCGGCAAATACCTCATTGGACCTCTGCATTGCTTCATCAAGAGCATTAGCAATCAGCTCCTGCCTCTTCATATCGCTACTAATTTTGTAACGCGGAAGAGTGTAAACAGCCGACAGCTCACCTAATGCAGCATCAGGCGTTTTTGTAGGTTCTTCGATCTTCCCCATTCGCCAGGCCACAGAACCATCAGCCCGATGAGCAACGATTTCGTCATTGCCGAAACTGACGTGGCCACATTTCGGTTTGCGCTTATCTTTAACGCGTAGATGTTCAGGAAAGAAAGAAGCATCACCCCATACTGTATGGCGACGTCCTTTCAAATCGTAATGTGCGCTACCTGCCGGACTTTTCAAAATGAGGCCATCGTCGGTCATGATGACTCGCATGCCGAGCATCGCTTGCTGTAGCGATAAATATTTCATGTGGTATTTCCTTTTAGACGTGAGCCTGTCGCACGGCAAATCCGCCGAAAGTTAACGGTTTGCCCAGGCTCACAGCTGAAAGACTTTCTTCGATGTGCGCGTGCGATGCGCATAAAAAAAACCACCAGCGGATGCCAGTGGCTTGGATAGGTTGTGGTGGCCGGTGCTGCTATCCGACATTCACGGCTATCGCTTCACGACGCCATCAGGACACTCACCACAATTCGTCATTATCACAGGCACTCAGTGAATGCCTGCTGTAATGCCTATCCCTTTTAGTGGATAAAGGTTGTCATCCCCTCGTGCTGGTTGAAGTTGTAAAATTTAAATATGCATTTTGTTTGCATTATTTGAGCAAGATGTTAATGTCCCACAGCCTTAGAGCAAGAAGCACAAAAACATAACAAAAGATTCAACTCATAATTGCCCCGTAATTGGGGCTTTTTTATGCCCGCACTTCACTCAAGCTCAAATGCTAGTGAGCTGCTTTTAAGCTTTGGTTCCGATAGGTTGTGGTGCCGGGTGCCTCCCGGTGAGCCTTTTGGTTAACCAACCTTGACCCGCTTGCTCCAGAAATTCACGATGCCCTCATGAAGAAGAGTCGTCAGGTTAATTAGCCCCGCCGCTTAGGGGGATTCACCACGGTTTAACTGTAACACATGAATGCTGAGCGAGTGTGGGGCTGTGAGAATTTGCTACGGTTAAAGTCCAGAGGAGAGACTGTGTAAGAGCCTCATGGATGAGGTTCTATTTTGGATGGCAGTTCGCCTGCCACGCTTTGTTATGCGCCAGGATGTCTTTCTTCGTCTGGCGATCCAGCACATCCCAGTCGTGCGCTGTGCCGTAAATGGGTTTAACCCAGTCGCAAGCCGTGTCGACTACCTCAACTCTTACGGGTCCAGTTGTCCCGCAGCTCGCGATCAACATCGTCGCCAGGCATATGGTTAACAGTCTGCTGTACATTGCTGGCCTCTTTCGTTGCTTCAACACGGCGCTCTGCTACTGCTTCAGTGGCGGCGGCCTTCTCTTCAGTGCGTTGCTGATCGGCTTTAGCTTCCTCTTTGCTGGTGCCGCGGATATGGCCCAGGCCAAAAGCGCCTGCAATGGCGGAAATGACCAGTGCGGCCAGCCCTATTATCGTTTCGATACCCACATTCACCTCACACCAGAACGGATTTCGCCAGGTTAAACAGCGCGCGGCGTTTATCCAACCCGTTTCTGCCGCCATTGATAAGAAGCGTCACGCGCTCCACGTCGCCGGAATGAAGCAGGCAACCGCGAGACGAATAGAACCATGCAGCTGAGCGCGCGGCGTATTCATCCTGTTCAAGCAGCTCCGGGTGGGTAACAAGGTCCAGTTTCAACGCCTGGCCACAACTGCGATAGTTGCTCAGGCCGGTAATCTGTTTCAGCCCACGACCGCGATATTTCCAGCCATCACCGGCAACCTGATTGCCCAGGTGTTCTTTTCCCCACTCACCGCCGTATACCAGATTGGCGATCGCTTTCTGGTTTGCCGGTTGCGTTGCTGTTCTGCCAAGAGCTGCTGCCTGCTGTTGCGTGATGCGGTGGCTACCGAACGTCGGTACCAGGTTTTCAACCGCGTAATTCAGGTTCTCCACTAGTCGGGTAAATCTGGTGCTTTCATGCCCCATCTGGGCAATAAACATGGCCTGATCGAGCGGTGCGGTGATGCCGTATTCCTTCATAGCGGCGTCGATATGTGGAAACCAGCGCGCAGCTAACCCGGCGCTGATACCAGCCGCCCTCTGAAATTGTGTTTGGTTCATTAGTGCCTCAGACGATCAACCAGCCGCGCCATATTTCCACGAACCTTCAGGATGGCGGCGAAGATAAGAATGTTTGCGACCACCACCAGCCAGCTGGAATCACGATAAAGGCCGAAGATGAACTGCAAGGGGATCGCGGCGTAAACCAGCACGGTTATATACGCCAGGACAGAAATAAAGGGGCGATGCCGGGCGCCATGTCGCTGGTAAAACATCAGCACGATGACGATGGCCGCACAAATAAACGCATTAAAGACTGCTGACGGGTCAATTACCATTTCCCCCTCCCCCACGTAGCCGCGAGAAAAACTTGAACACGTTGTTCAGGTCCTGGTTGTTAAGATAAGTGAGGATTTTTATACACAGGGCAGACAGAATCACTGCACCCAGTGCATCCAGCGGTTTTTCATAGTGCGAAGCTGCATTTAGCAGTGAGCCAATAAGTCCCGCCCCAAGCACCCCAACGATAAACGACGTCAGGAAATATGCTGCCAGTCGGGCGCGGGACAGGTTTGTGGCTGTCGCGACGTAGAACACCGCACCACCAAACGCCCCGAACACCACACCAAAATCTGTATGAGTAAAGACGCCGTACAGGACTGAACCCAGCAGGCCGCCGCCGAGAACAGCGCCGGTGCCGGTTAATGGATCGGACATTAAGCCCCCTCTTATTGCTGTTGATCCTCTCAGAAAGGTTGAGGGGAAACAAAAAAGGCCACCGAAAGGTAGCCTTAGAAAAAAATTAGAATATGGACAGGTTTATCTGGATTTGAGGCACCTCATCCAACAAACCCACCCGAGGTTAATTGGATTTTGACGAGATGCTTTTGGATGAGCGCTGAACCCCAAGGTCAGTATTTTTACACAGCAATTTTGCAAAAAGCAGCGCCCATTCAAAACGAACTGAAAACCACACTCCGGACAAGTAAAGCAATTCCAGATAGCGAAATCAGGATAAAAATGGCACCTATAAGAGCAACCTGCCTAGGGTTAAATTTCACAGTCTGATTACCCTGACATCAAAAACTAAAAATGGTGCCGACTACCGGAATCGAACTGGTGACCTACTGATTACAAGTCAGTTGCTCTACCTACTGAGCTAAGTCGGCATTGGTCCGCCACCGGAGCCTCGAACCCCGTACTACAACACCAAGGTTGTCGCTCTTCCCGATGAGCTAGTGGCGGTTTGGTGGCCCTTGCTGGACTTGAACCAGCGACCGGGCGATTATGAGTCGCACGCTCTAACCAACTGAGCTAAAAGGCCGGGAGCGAGATGATACATAAGTCAAACTAACCATGCAAACCAAATGGTTTTAGTGGTTTCAAGTGCTCGAAATCCGCTTGGAATAATATCTGTAGTTTAGAAATGACAAAGGCACCAATTAAGGTGCCTTTTTACACAGGGGCAGCAGGCTTGTCATCACCATCTTGCCGCTCCTGGCTTTCTTTCGAAAGTCTCACAAGTCCCATAAGGGTACATCGCCAGTATTAGCTAACGCTAAGCATAAGTCAACAATTGGCAGATGCTAGCAGTTATAAGCAGCACTATCTGATCAAGTAAGACATTCCCATGCCATGCAGGATTGCACACTTCACGCGCTCAAACTCTTCTGTGGTTATCTGAGGCACCACATAACTACGGCCTTCCCATGTTCTGGTCTTGATTCTATCCAATCGTGTCAGTGCTACCGTCATCACCATGTCGCACTTAACCCAGCAGGTAATATGTTCATTGCCCGGGATAGGATTCACTGAAAGCTCATGGTGGCATTCTCTTGCAAGAGCTGGCGCCGTTGTGCTTATTGGTACAACGGTTACTAACTGGTTGTTGTATCGATTTCTTGCGACCACTACAACTGGACGAATTTTCACAATCTCAGGAACCACAAGCCCCCGAAAATCACACATTAAAACAGACCGAACCTGAGGTTGAAATTTTAATCCCATGAATTTATTCACTTGGTGATGACAATCCGAAAATTTTACCCCAACAAATCCATGGTTGCATTGCTAATCAAAAAAAGGGGAAAAAAACCACGTAAATCTTCGGCCTTATGCGCCCATAAAAAACCCCGCCGAGGCAGGGTTTCAATAATTAATTTCGTTTGGACGGTATCTTCCACGATTAGAAGCATACAGGACAGTTTTATGCAAAGTCAACACTAACGTTCAAAAAAGTGTCGCCATTTGTTCCGATCATATTAATAAGTTGTTGCCTTCTCAAATTCCACTGCTGCATGACGCTCCCCCTGGCGCAGAGTGTCCACCAGCATTTCATAGAAGGGTTTCCAGTTGCGTGACCATGAGGACTGATGGAGGTCCGGGAGACGCTTCAGAATGGCACGGTGTACCGTCGCCGAGGAGATAGCAGAGAAGCCATTACCAGAGCAACGTTCACACGTTTTGAAAACCGGTGCGCCACGTTCTTTGGTCGCTTTGCGGTCCAACACTTCGCCTTTACCGCCGCATCTGCACCGCGCAAGGATTACCTTTTTCCCTCCGCAGGTTTCGCAAACCCTTTTCACCAGCTCATTTTTAATCTTCGGGGCCACCACTTCGGCACCGTCATCGTCGAAGATACCAGGATGTTTAACCACATCCTCATTCCCGGAGATAAAACCGGTACCGCTGCAACTGTGACATGTCACGCTGGTAGCCGCCGAACGGGAGTAATCAGCAAAGGCAAACTGCGCCAGCGTCAACATGCATGCTCCGAGCTTGTCGCCAGCGGCTTTGCGGACATTTTTAGGAGCGTTTTTGATAGCAACCTGCGCCAGCGCCTGAACTGCGAGCTGTTCATCTGTTTTGCTGATGCCGGACTTGCCGAAGAAAGCAGCCAGGCCGAAGCGTGCACGGCTGCTGGTGGTACCAATCGCCGCCATAACATCAGTGCCGGTGAGACGATCCGGAGAGGTTCCTTTCACGTCGTCGCTGATGTGCATACCCTGAGGGCTGAAATGTTTGAGTGATGTTTCCAACTTCATTGAATGGTTTCCCCCTTTTCAGCAGTGCCAAACCAGCCAGGGTGCGCCCACTGGACATCAGTCACTTTATCGCCGTTACCCCACAGCGTCAGAACACGCATAGCAACGTAGTGCATAAGGATTTTTTCATGCTCTCGCCACTCATCATCAGGAGTGTCTTCAACAAATTCAGCGATGGCGTCAGCAATAAGACCGAAACACTCAGGGAAATCACTATGAACGATTGCGATGTCTTTTGCTGTTTCCTGAAGCTCCAAAAAACGCTGCTTGGTAAAGAGATACGACATTTCTCTAATTAGGCGATCCATTTTAATACCTCGTTGCGTTGGTGGCTTCCCACTCAATATCAAGTTCACTTTGCTGTTTGCCGGCCAAGTAATTGAAGGGCCCTTTATCACCCTCGATAAACTGGTGTGAGCGGGAATCAAAGTTGGCCCCTATGTCTCCGATCCAGCCCTCCCCTTCACGTTGTTTCAACAGGCGAATCATCGAGGCGGGCATTTGGATAGCAGTCTGTTCGTCCTTATCAAGACTCTCATACCCCATTCTTTCAGCTTTGCGCTGGGCCAGTTCGCGCGGGATATTACGCCAGACGGCCATAACGTTGTCGGGCATGTCAGTTAAAGCGCCAGTGCCTTTAACATCCATTTTCCCTGTTGGTGCAGCTTCGTTTGTTTTTCTGGCATGCGTTACTAGCAGAACATGGCAGTTGTGCTCGTTTTTAAAGTCGCAGAGGGTATCGATAAATTCTTTTTGTCCACCGTAGTCCTCCTCATCGAGTCCACATTTTGCCAAGTTGTCGATAACGAAAAGATCGATTCCATAGCGGCGTCTGGCATAGGCAAATATTTCCAACAGTCGATCGGCCTTGGCTGTTCCGGTGAGTTTGAACACCCAAAGACGATCAGAAAACCACTCGTTAGTCATGATGATTTCAGTACGTTCTGGGTTTTTTCTACAAATGGTTTGCCGGGTAAGACGAGCCAACATTTTCCCAGGCTTAAGCTCCAGCGAGGCAATGCATACCCGGACTCCCTGGCTCATGGCATTGACGGCGATATGTCCCACCAGCTCGGTTTTTCCGTGGCCGTTTACTCCGTTAACCAGCGTCAGCTCTCCGGCGCGGAATTTGAAATTACTGTTCAGCGAATCCCACGGGCTGGAAAATAATCCAACATCTCGATGCTCGAATGCATCCAGTGTTTCCTGAAGGAGATCACCCGCAGAGCAGAGTTCATCAGGGTCGAAGAATTTAGCGGTCCCCAAGTAGTGCCAGATTTCATCCTCGCTCATCCCGGAGGTCAGACATTCATTGATATCTTTGTGCGGCAGCTCTACCAGGCGGCAACGATGCTCCCCCAGGCGACGAGCAATTTCTTTTGCGGCTTCGCGCCCTACATCATCGTTATCGAGGCTTAACCAAATTTCTTCGAATCGGTCGAGGTTGTGATACTCGTATTCGATCCATTGCTGTTTGGCCCCTTTTCCACCGCCGAACGGTACCGATAGAGCACTGATACCGAATTGCGAGTAGGTCATACAGTCAATCTCTCCTTCGCAAAGCACAACAGCGCGAGCTTTCGCGTCCATAGCCTGCCAGCCAAACAGACATGGCTCGCAATCAGCCTCAGCCATGATCAACTTTTTGCCATTTGGTCGTTCAGTGCCGATTCGCTTTACCTGCAACAGCTCACCGTTGCGAAGATACGGGAACGCCACTGCCGGAATTTCGCGGTTTTCATCGTGGTACCAGACGACTGCGTCCGAAACACGGAATTGATCAGCTGTCTCTCGGGTGATGCCACGGGAAGAAAGGTAGTCGTAGCAATGACTCGCTTTTTTAACGCCTTTTTTGGTTGGGCGAGAGAAGGTCTTTTTCTTCGCCTCAAAGTGGTTATCGTCGTCCTTCAGACCAAGGAATTCTTTCGCTTCTCGCATTGCGTCGTGTAGTTGGCAGTTACGCACCAACACCCAGAGATCAAGCAGGTCTCCGCTATCGCCACTTGCAAAATCTGCCCAAGTTTTCTTACCCCCGAGATTAATTTTCAGGCTCTTACCGGCATCACCATTGGTATTGCCAGCACACCACTCCTTGCCCTCAAGGTGTCCTCGTGGAAGCAGGTATTTCGCAACTCTTTCGGCGTTGTCCCACAATTTTTCAGATAACTCAGCAGGGGTCATCACACACTCCGTAAATCGAATTTGATAAAGCACATAGTCACGAACTCATCACGCAGAAAGCCGCGGTTATAGCCGGAAACCAGTAGACGTTTGAGGATGCTTTTCATGGTCGGTTAGCTCCGCGCTTCATGCGGTCAATGGCTGCCTGGCTGATAAATACCTCAGCCGAACCGTCACTTGGTTTGGCGAACCAGGAAGCCCCTGTCCCACCGACGGCGTTTGCGCTTGCGGATATCTGAGGAGCTACATTTGGTTTTTCATCGTTCCACCGCTCTCCGTTCAGGTATGACGCTGGCAGGAGTTTGTCGAACCCCATTTGCTGTGCTTTCACTCGTAGGCTGATATCTTCAGCCAGCATAACGGCGAAGTTATCAGGTGTACCTCGGTTCGCTTTTTTCCAGTCGCGATATTTGGTCCTGAACGCTGACTTAGCCTTGACCTTGGCATCCTTCCTCAGACCTGCCCCCCAAAAAATATTTTCGAAAGCGACATCGACTGGATCTGGGCCTTCAGCATCATCTGATTCTGAATCAGGCTTTCCCTGTGCAGGTTTACCTTTCGACTCGTCAGGTTTATCGCCATCAGTCCGATTCGAATCGGACAAATTAGTTTGATCTTGTTCTTTCTCCTGCTCCTGTTCCTGCTTCTGGCTTGCATGCCCCTTCGAAGCCCCTTCAATTTCCTCCGGGATCTGAACCTCACTACTACGGGAAAAAGTCATATTGAATTGTTTGGAATATTTCTCGTAAAACTCTGAAAGAAATAGGTTATCCGATACTTTGTTGTATTCGTTCTGTACTCCAGTACAGCGCTTGTCTCCGGGTTTCAGCGCCTCGCCGATTTGATGCGTTGCCATTTCGATGACCCACACCATCTCTGAATGCTCGTCGTACTTACAAAACCCGGCTTTAATGGCGCTATTAAGCCCCTTCTTAGCCCCTTCCAAGGTTAATCCAGTCTCATGAGACAGGAACGCAAGGGGCATGTAATAAAGACCGATCATATTGGCGTGCGGACTGGTAAGCAGGTACAACGCCACAAGCTGAGACTCTGGCCCAGCCTGACGCAGCTCTTTGCCTGTTCTGCCAATCCAGAAGTGAGGAGACACCTTTCCGTAATCACGCATTTTGCGCCTCCGAGACCTTCGTAAAATATTGTTGGAACTTCCAGACAGGCTGCATGCATTCATGCGGATAATTCTGCCTGGTGAAATACACCTGCTGCTTATCCCGATTCCAGCCGGTGACATGCACAATCACACCGCGCGGATCGCGATAATCGATATCCAATGGCTTAATTTGGTTTTCGGTAGTGATTGAGTGCGACATATCACACCTCATTGCCCGGGTGAGGGAATGTATCTGGAAGGTCTGGGCGGATCTGGTAGGCTTTAACTTCGCCACCAGTAGCTTTAACAATGGACATGACATGATCAGCCTTAACCCGGCTACCATTAAGCCAGCGAAATACAGCCGGTTGAGTAACCCCGCACGCCCTTGCTAATGCAGCTTGGCCGCCGAGAATATCGATAGCTCTCTTGACATGTTGATTGATCATATAAATACCAAAAGTTATTGAACATAGGGAAAGAGTATAGCCTTGAATAACTTTATGCAATAACTTATCGTATTTGCCACTTAATAACTTTTTGTATAGGCTTATTGGTATGAACACATTCTCAGATCGTCTTCAAAAAGCGATGGTTGACGCAGGCCTTACACAGGCAGAATTAGCGATGAAAGTTGGGGTTTCGCAACCAGCTATCTGGCGTCTTGTTGCAGGCAAAACCAACACAACACGTAAGTTAGTTGAGATTGCTAATGCGCTGGGTGTGAGCCCTGAATGGCTATCAACTGGAAAAAATCATGTGCCTCATAGACAAGGCTATGTGATAGAGACCATGCCCGAAAGGGAGGTAAAGGATAACGCTGGCATATTCAGGGTCGAGGTTCTTGACCTTTCAGTGAGTGCAGGGCCTGGCACGTTCATGCTTTCAGAATATGTGGAGGTTTTACACGCTATTGAGTTCACCACTCAACATGCAAAATCCCTCTTCGGGAATCGTAGTGAAGATGTCGTAAAAGTCATGACCGTCAATGGCGACAGCATGGCCAGTACGTTCAATTCCGGTGATCGTGTCTTCGTAGACATTTCCGTCCGACACTTTCTAACAGATGGTGTGTATGTGTTTGTTTTTGGTAAAACATTTCACCTAAAACGTCTCCAGATGCAGGGAAACAGGCTAGCAGTCTTATCGGATAATCCGGCATATGAGAAATGGTATATCACGGAAGAAAACCAAGATGACCTTTACGTGATGGGTAAAGCCATAATGCATGAATCAATCAATTACAATAGGCTCTAACCTTCAACACCCCACCTTTTGAAGCCGCTTTTAAGCGGCTTTTTCTTTGTCTGTAGCTGTAAGCATGCAGTTTAATAACAAAATTTAATCAAAAAAATCAATGCATTAAACTAAATCACAAAAGAAAAATAAGTTTTGTTATTGCAATAAGTTATTGCATGACTTAAAGTTCATTCATCGGCAAACAACGGAGCCAATGAAATGAATGCTCAAATCACCGTAGCAAAAACCATCGGCAAAAGAATATTAAATCAAAGATCTTCGCTTCGACTCTCTCAGGATTTTTTGGCTGATCATCTTGGTTTAACAACCGAAACCATTAACAACTGGGAAACGGAAAAAACTGTTCCGTTTTCTGACCAGTTAATCCAATTGGCTAACATTCTTCATTCTGATGTTCTGTGGCTCATTTCAGGAAACGAGCAGTGCGGTGAATTTACAGAACCAACAAGTATTATAACGTCCAATCAACTTAACTCATGGTCTGCTGATATTGGCAATTGCAGAATGGCTTTATCTAACGCTATGGATTGCATGCCTCCGGAATTGTCGGCTATCGGTACACTAACTATCGTTTATGAAAAATTAGACGTTTTGCAAGAAACCATCTGCAAGCAAGCCGACAAAATTTAAAATTAATTAACATTATTTAATTAACACCTTTCTTGGTGGGGACAAACTCACCCTTAGGAAATGAAAATGCAAAATTCCGTCGCAATTAATCAGCCAGTTAAAACGCCTCAAATGCTGTTCGGATCTGACAACATCAATGACTTTGGCAACCGCGTACAAAGCTGCCGGATGGAAGGTGATTCAATGCAGCCGACCATCGAACCATGTGAGGTTGTGGCTTTCGTTGATTGCGGTGGACGTGCGCTTACCTCTGGCATTTATGTTTACACAATGGATGCTTTTGGTCGCCCATGTCTTTTCATTAAGAGAATTGAGCCATTAGCTGATGGCTCATTAAAAATCATTTCTGATAACCATCATTACGAAACTTTCACCCTTAATACCGATGAACAGAAAGAAATCAAAATTCACGGTCGGGTGGTGGCTTCTTTGGCTGTGAGGCGCTTCGTATGACTTTCATCATTGATAAATCGGCATATAGAACAGCATGCCTTTATGCGGCCTGCGGTTACGAGGTAATCGCTCGTCTTTATCTTAAAAAAGCATATGGTCGGTAATTATGAGCTTATTAAAAAGGCAAGACATTCAGGTTGTGAACATCAAAGCCGAGCAACTGGCTGGTTTATCGCAAACATTATTTGAATATCACGACAAACTGGACCATTTCCAACTTAAAACTATTTGCTCTCTTGTTTATGACATTGCTGGCGAAATTCATGATTGGACCGAAAAAGAAGAGGAAATTGTTATGAGCTTAGAGGAGGAGGCTCGCCGCAATGGATAAATTAATCGAGACATATCGCCGCCGAATTTTAAAAGCAGCGTTATTACGCCACCAGCGTAAAACAGGCAGTAACTGCCTTGTTATTAAGCTCAATAAAGGCGGCATTAACACGGTCGAGTTAACAGAGATTCTTCTCGATGGATTATTGAGAAAATTCGAAAGGCTTGCGATCAGTGAGTACGGGAATGTCGAAGGCGTAAAAGCTATCAAGGGAATTTACAGCAGCGCTGTTGATGTTAATGGCAGCGGTGAATTCCTTACGGATAGCGGGAAGGAGTTAATCGACGAGCTCATTTCTGAGCTGGTTGAGTTCGTCAAAAAACAAAAAGTGGAGGCTCCGAAAACGGAGGGTCATGAAATGGGGGGATCTGATGGCACTTACAGCGATACGAATTCCTGAATCAGATTATCTCAACGAGTGCTTTTATTACGAACAAAAAACTGGAGAGTTGTTTTGGAAACATCGTCCCTTAAAACACTTTTCATCATCAAGTATACAAAAACAATTAAATACAAGATTTGCAGGTAAACCTGCTGGCGCGTTTATTAAAACAAAAACAGGAGCATATCGTATCGTGCGGTTAGATGGTGTCATTTACTATGCCCATCGCCTGATATTTAAAATGGTTAATGGTGTTGAGCCCGAAGTAGTCGATCACATTGATGGGAACACCACTAATAACAGAATAGAAAACCTGCGTTCATGTACAAACCAAGACAATAGTAAGAATGCGCGCTTATCTAAAACCAACACATCCGGCCATACAGGGGTGAACTGGTCACATCACAAGAAAAAATGGTGGGCAAATATTGTTATAAACGCGAAGCAAATATATCTGGGATCTTTCACGGATTTCAATAAAGCAGTCGAGGCAAGACGAAACGCAGAAATTAAATATGGATTTCATGATAACCACGGAAAAAACAGAACACGATTCACGGGAGAGACCGGAAATGAACGATAAACGCACCGTAAGCATGATTGACCTGGCATTACAGAAACATGGTACGCCAGTTGGCCCACTGTACGTGGCGGTACGCCACAGACGTATCAAAAAATGCTTCACGCGAGATACGGCGATCCGCTATCTGGCTTTCTTCATGACCACCGAGGCTTTTGAGCGTTCTGGTTTTCCGCAGCGTCACCCGAGGGTGCGTATTGATCGCGATGATATGGAGGTATGGCGAGATGGGGAAACAAAAGCGGAGTATCTGGCCGCCCACCAGCGTTGTGTTCGCCGTCTGCGTCGTATCCTGGCGCGCAAGCGAGAAATGGAGAAATGGTGTGCAAAATGGGACGCGATGCACGAGCGCTACGTCAAAGAACGTGACGAACTCAAAGCAACAAAGCCTGCCGGGGTACGCTGAATGAAAATCCAATACCAAGACTATGGCGCTGTAGCAAATATCGTTATCTCCAGCACCGTATTCGAGTACCGGAAGCATAACAGGGTAGTTGAAAGCACTCTGTTTCTGGTGCCAGCCGTAGTGAGTTCACGGCACGGAACTTTCATCCTGAAAACGGTTATTTCTGGTAAAAGCCGTGATGCATTACGCGCTTACAGAACTGCAATCAGGGAGGCGGCACGATGAATACAGTTTTTGAAATATGGGTTCGTAAGCGATACGGAAACCGCTACGACCTGACACGGGATATTCAGGGGCTTTATTGCCGGGAAGTGGTTAAGCGGATGTTTGAAGTGTGGTGCCACTGCCGTGGCCTGGATGTAGTGTGAGGTGATTATGAGCGACGTTGTTCTTCTGGTACCGAATGACTGGGTTAGCGAAAAGGTTCTGATTGCGGTTACCGGGCTCAAGCCCGGAACCATCACCCGCGCCAGAAAAGAATCCTGGATGCTCGGCCGCGAGTACCTGCACATTTCACCAGATGGCAATCCCAAGCCTTCGAGCGAATGCATGTACAACAGGAAAGCCGTTGATCAGTGGATCGAGGCGCAGAAAAAAAATCAACCAGGTGCGAAGACAGCATGAAAAGCAGTACACTCGTCCACGCTCCTGGACGTCAGGAGGGATCAATGGCTAATGCATCATACCCGACAGGCGTCGAAAACCATGGCGGTTCGCTCCGCATCTGGTTTCTATATAAAGGTAAACGTGTCAGGGAAAACCTCGGTGTCCCTGACACTGCAAAAAATCGCAAGATAGCTGGTGAGCTGCGTTCTTCGGTTTGTTTTGCGATAAGGATGGGGAATTTTAACTATGCAGAAAAATTCCCAAACTCACCGAACCTTGCCCGGTTCGGTCAGGATAGAAAGGAAGTTACTGTGCTGGAGCTTACCGAAAGATGGTCGGAGCTGAAGAGAATGGAGATCAGCTCTAATACCATGAGTAGATACGAGTCCATCATAAAAAATATGCTTCCGCGCATCGGCGAAAATAAAATGGTTTCTGCGGTGACCACTGAAGATTTGCTGTATGTCAGAAAGGAGTTGCTGACGGGTTTCCATGTAATGAAGAAGGATCACCGGACACAGGTAAAAGGCCGGAAATCGTCCACGGTGAATAATTACATGATGCTGATGGCCGAGATCTTCCAGTTTGCAGCTGATAACGGCTACGCAAAGGAAAACCCGTTTAGCGGAATTAACCGTCTCAGGAAGGCAAAAGACGAACCAGATCCACTCACGACAGACGAGTTCATCAGGTTCATTCAGGCATGCGGACACCAGCAGATGCGAAACCTCTGGACTGTTGCCGTCTATACCGGAATGAGGCATGGGGAATTATGTGGTCTTGCATGGGAAGATATCGATCTCACTGCGGGCACCATTACGGTTAAGCGTAACCTGACCCAAACGTATGAGTTCACCCTGCCAAAAACCGAGGCGGGCACTGACAGGGTGATTTATCTCATACAACCAGCTATTGATGCCCTGAGGAATCAGGCCCAGTTGACACGCCTAGGCCGGCAGTTTGAGGTTGAAGTGAAGCTGCGGGAGTACGGACAATCTGTCATTCAACCCTGCACTTTCGTGTTCAGCCCTCAATGCGTCAAACGTGGACCTCGCACAGGATATCACTACGCGGTTAATTCGATTAATAAAATTTGGGCCCCGATAATCAAGCGAGCCGGTATTCGTTACCGCAACGCGTATCAGTCACGACATACCTATGCGTGCTGGTCATTATCAGCTGGTGCTAACCCAAACTTTATAGCAACTCAGATGGGGCATACCGATGCACAGATGGTTTACAAGGTGTATGGAAAGTGGATGTCAGAGAAGAGCGCCGATCAGGTTTCTCTGCTCAACCAGACGCTTTCACGCTTTGCCCCATCACTGCCCCAAAGCATGGTAATAGTGCAGTAGAAAACCTGAAATTCAAGTGGTTAGCAGTCGTATCGCTACATTTTTATAACACGGGGCACGAAATGCTCTCGACCATAAAGTGTGCTTATGTTGTGATCGGGGTTCAATAAATCACTAAACAGGGTATACTCCGGAGTTGTTTATTGTACTAAACGCTCCCGTGAGAGGATGCTACAGCGCACCTATGACTCAATTCGCTTCTCCGGTTCTGCATACGTTGCTGGATACCGACGCGTACAAGCTGCATATGCAGCAAGCCGTGTTTCACCACTATCATGATGTCCATGTTGCGGCGGAATTTCGCTGCCGGGGTGACGACTTGCTGGGTATCTACGCAGATTCCATTCGTGAACAGGTCGAGGCCATGCAGCATCTGGCGCTCACCGATGACGAATATCAGTGGCTTTCAGGCCTGCCTTTCTTTAAAGCGGATTATCTGAACTGGCTGCGTGAGTTCCGCTATAACCCGGAACAGGTCACCGTCACCAATGATAACGGCAAGCTGGACATTCGTCTGACCGGCCCGTGGCGCGAGGTGATCATGTGGGAAGTGCCGCTTCTGGCCGTGATCAGCGAGCTGGCCCACCGCTATCGCTCCCCTGAAACCGGTGTGACGCAGGCGGTTGCCGCTCTGGAGAATAAACTCGTTGAGTTTTCCAGACTGACCGAAGGGCTGGATATGTCCCGATTCCGTCTGATGGACTTTGGCACGCGCCGCCGCTTCTCTCGCGAGGTTCAGGAAGCCATTGTCAGACGTCTGCAACAGGAGCCGTGGTTCGTTGGCACCAGTAACTACGATCTGGCACGTCGCCTTGATTTAACGCCGATGGGCACCCAGGCGCACGAATGGTTCCAGGCGCACCAGCAGATCAGCCCTGACCTTGCCAACAGCCAGCGCGCCGCCCTCGCCGCGTGGCTAGAGGAATACCCGGATCGGCTGGGTATTGCCCTTACCGACTGCATTACCATGGACGCGTTCCTGCGCGACTTTGGCCCTGAGTTTGCCAAACGCTACCAGGGTTTGCGCCATGATTCCGGGGACCCGGTTGAATGGGGTGAGAAAGCCATCGCCCATTACGAAAAACTGGGCATCGACCCCATGAGTAAGGTGCTGGTCTTCTCCGATAACCTTGACCTGGCGAAAGCCGTCGACCTTTATCGCCATTTCTCATCGCGGGTGAACCTGAGTTTCGGGATTGGTACGCGGTTAACCTGTGATATTCCTCAGGTGAAACCGCTGAACATCGTGATAAAACTGGTGGAATGTAACGGTAAGCCGGTCGCGAAGCTCTCCGACAGTCCGGGCAAAACCATCTGCCATGACAAAGCGTTTGTCCGCGCATTACGTAAAGCCTTCGATTTGCCTCAGGTTAAAAAAGCCAGTTAA